ATTCTGCGACTGTCGCAAACAGGATGTTCACATCAAATTCACAGCTTATAAAATCTCTTGCCGATCTTGGTCAAGCCGATCTCACAGGCCCCGTATTTGAATATTTGGCTCCAATTGCACAGCATATCAATAGTGCGCTTGGAATGATCGGGTTGTCGCAACACAGAATTTTTCCACAGCAGCTTGCTGATGCAGAAGAAGTCAAAAAGATTCAGGCTGCTCTCGCCGGGGATCGTGCTCAGGGAATTGATCAAAGGTCATTTCAGGCTCTACAGACAGTTCTTTCCTCCATCCCCGGAAACATCAACAGCCCGGAGGGAAGGGCAAAAATTGCAGCAACAATGATGATTACAAATCAGCGGGCTAGGGATCTGCATAATTTTGCAGATGCGTTCAGAAGCAGGGTTCAAAGCATCACGGGCAGCGAATCTCTTGCTGGCGTTTCTGGAAGAAATGTTGATCAGATGTTCTCGCAAAAGCAAGATGCTGAATACAATCGAGAGCAGGCAATTCTTAGTAGGCTTATGGTGTCTCCTTGGCCGGGGACAAACAAGTCTGCCATGTCCTTTATTTTTGAGAACATTTCCAGAATGAATCCTAATGAGATCAATGCTCTTGAGCGTCAAATTGGTTCGCCCGGAATACTTCGGTACTTTAGGTGAATTATGACAGATCAAACAAATCCAGAGTTGATGAATCAGATAAACTCCTTCAAGCTCGCTGAAGGGCCAGAGTCATCTGGTCAAAGCGATTTGATGGGGCAAATCGGAAAGTTTTCTCTTTCAAATTACTCTGAAGCTCCACGGTCTCAGCCGGTTGCTCGCGCGCCTGCATCCGTTGCCGTTCCTCGACCTCGTCCTGAAAGCTCTGAGAAGCCCGAGCTTTCTTGGGAGGAGACTGCCAAGGGTGCTGCGTCTCAACTTGTTCCGTCTACGATCAAGATGGGCAAGGATATATATCAAGCGGTTACGTCTCCAGTTGAGACTGGCAAAGCCATTGGTCAACTTGGATCTGGCGTCTATTCCAAGCTTGAGGGATTTTTTGCAAATCAAGATCCGCAGCAGAAGAAGCAGAATGAAGCCTTGCTGGATGCTGTTGTTGCGGATTACGTCAATAAATATGGATCAATGAAGGAATTCAAGAGAGCATTAGCAGAAGACCCGGCATCTATTCTTAGTGACATTTCTCTTGCCATCACAGGCGGAACAACTGCTGCCGCCAAGGCTACTGGTCTCGCAGGCAAGACCGCTGGTATGGCTGGCGCGGCTGCGAAGGCTCTTGAGCGAACGGGTCAGGCAGCGCAGTTCATTGATCCTTTGTACGCTGGCGTCAGGGTCGCGACCCTTCCAGTCGCGGGTGTGGCAAAAATCGTTCCGTATGTTGAATCCTTTCTTTCAGGCTCCTCTGTAGAGTCACTCAAGGACGCTGCAAAGGTTGCTAGGTATGGAACACCTGAGCAGAGAGAAATTTTTAGGTCATATCAGACTGGCGCATCCAGACCGCTTGAAATGGTGGATAGCTTCAAGGATGCTCTCTATAAAGCATTTGATGAAAAAAATGCAAATTTCTTCAAGTCTCAGCAGGCAACTTTTGGTCAAGCTGGTATTCCTGCAATCAAATTTTCAAGCAGAATTGATCCTGCAATTTCGGATGCAATGAAGCTGGCATATTCTAGAGATCCTGTTACTGGGCAGATCATTCAAATTCGCGGAGGCGCAGCAAATGCGTTGAATGATGTTGTCAATAAAGTAAATGAATTTAAGTCTGCCGCGCCCGGTTCTATGCATTCTACGCTTGAGGGTGCTCACGTTCTCAAGATGGCTATTGATGATATTGCAGATGGATTCCAAAAAGGCACTCCCGATAGAAAGGCTGTTGATATAGTCAGGGATTCGGTCCTCAAGACAATTACAGATGACCCAAAGATTGGAAAGCAGTATGCCAGCACGATGAAGGCATATAATGAAGCTAGGGAGCAGCTTAGAGCAATTATTTCTGAGTTTGGAATTGGATCTGGAAAGAACCAGTATGCCGCCCTAAAGAAGATTTTGAAGATCAAGGACTCTGAGACAAAGCGTAGTCTCCTGTCTGAACTTTCAAAGCACAATCCAAATCTTCCATACATGGTCGCCGGTGCGGAGCTTAACAGCATATTCCCGCATGGTGTCAGGGGTGCCATCCTTGGCACGACCGGACTTGGTGCTGGCATGGCTGGCGTTGCCGCTGGGTTCCCAGTTGCAGTTGCGGGGCTGGCAGCGCATTCCCCGAGGGTTCTTGGAACTCTCAATTACGCCGCTGGCCGGGCTGGTCGTGCAGCTTCTGCTGCTACATCCCCCTTGGCTAGGGCTGGCATCTACACCGCTTCTGCTCCAGAGCGTGTGAGGGGAATCGAAGTTGAAGATCAAGGTTTGCAAAAGTACTTGCAGGCTATCGGCATGGTTGAGAGCGGCGGCAATCTGAGGGCAACCAATCCTCTGTCGAATGCTGCTGGTCGATATCAGTTCATGCCTGAAACATGGCAGTCCATCAGGAAGAACAATCCTGACCTCGGCCTTCCTGCCGACCCAAGGACCGCAACGGCTGAACAGCAATTTGCTGCTGCAAAAGTTTTTACCAATCAGAACTTTGAAGATCTTCGCAGGAGGCTTGGAAGAGAACCGGGGTATGCTGATCTCGGTCTGTCTCACTATTTCGGCTCCGCTGGTGCTGCCGCTCTATTGAAGCTACCTGATGGAACTAGGTTTGATGGTTTGCCTGAAGACTTCTGGCAGAAGCTGGGGGCTAAGTTCACGAACAGCACTCTTTTGGCGCAGAATCCCAATCTGAGAAATCAGACCATTGGCGGCATCAAGAGGTTCTATGAGAACCTTATGAGAAAGAATGATCTTCTTGCTCAAGGTGGTCGCGTCGCTCGCGCCTCTGGCGGGCGTATCCTCCATGAAGACGCAGCCGACAATCTGATCCGCGCAGCAGAGATTGCCAAGAAGGGTATCGGCAAGCAGACTGAAGCGATCCTTGAGAAGCCCGATGAGCATGTCGTGCAGGCTCTCGCAGTCGCCAACCGTCATATCTGAGGTAGGTCATGTCCAACACGACAAACAAGAACATCGAGAAGCCCGCATACAATTCGTACATCGATAGCTGGAACACTCCAGTCAATGCGAATTCGGACATCATCGATGCTGCGCTTGGTGCCACGACCTCGCTCAATGCGACGGGCGGAAGTGCGACGCTGACCGCTGCTCAGTACCAGTCGCTGTTCCTGTCGATCACAGGGGCGATCTCCGCGCCAGTCACATACACCATCCCCTCCGGTGTTGGCGGCCAATGGATCGTCTACAACGGCACGACGGACTCTTCTGGCGGTCCTCATGCGATCACGATTGCCTCCGCTGGCGGGGGAACCAGCGTGACGGTGACGAGGACGTTGCGGACTATCGTGATCTCAGATGGCACCAACATCCGCAAGGTGAGCTACGTCGAGACGGCTGATCTGCCTCTCTCCGTGACGAATGGCGGCACGGGAACAACGACGCTAACGGCGAACAACGTCCTGCTGGGCAATGGGACTAGCTCGCCTCAGTTCGTGGCTCCGGGGACGACCGGAAACGTCCTGACGAGTAACGGCACGACATGGCAGTCCACGGCCCCGACCGTGACGGCAGGAGTCCCGACAGGCTCCGTGACCTCCTACGCTGGCTCTACAGCCCCGTCAGGATGGCTGCTCTGTCACGGACAGGCTGTCTCTCGCTCGACCTACTCTGACCTGTTTGCGGTGATTGCCACGACCTACGGGGCTGGCGACGGAAGCACGACCTTCAACCTGCCGGATGCTCGCGGGCGAGTTGCGGTCGGCAAGGACAACATGGGTGGCACTTCCGCCAATCGCATGACGACCGGCGGAAGCGGGATCGACGGCTCTACCCTTGGCTCTGCGGGCGGCACGCAGACGCACACGCTGACCACGGCCCAGATGCCCGCGCACACGCACGGAGGAGTTCTTACACCGACTGGCGGCTCTTCTACTTTGTTGTCCTGCGGCTCAAGCACTTCTGGCGACACCGGATCGACCGGAGGCGGCGGCGCGCACCAGAACACGCAGCCGTCCATCATCTTTAATACGATCATCAAGATTTAGCGCACGGTAACAGTAAGCTTGTTGTGAAGTCGAAATTTGTTCCCGGTCTTCTCAAGTTTGGTGTAGCAAATCTTGTGATGCTCTTCACAGTATGATGAGCCTACCTTCATTGGCGCGGAGCAGAACAGGAAGGAGGATGGCTTGCCGTCGTTTAGGACAAAGCGGCAGGAGTTCTTTCTCAGTTGAGAGAATCTCAGGGTCTCTTCATCCATATCTCAATCTCCATCCATTGATGCCATGAACATGGCAGAGCTTCATCTGCCGATGGTTCATCCTGTTCCCGTTCGACGCGAGGCAAGCCTTCATATGGGCTATGCCTGCGTAGATCGAGTAGATGCAATCCTTCCTGATGCGCCTGTAGTCGAAGCCCAGATGCTTTGCAGCGATGGGAAGCACTTGGAAGACGCCTGCTGCCTCTTGGCCCGGTTTCCCCTTGCCAAGAGCATCGCAGCGCATCCTAGACTCCCTCCTCGCTATCGCTATGGCAGTCGGAACCCAAGCCTGTCCTAGCTCGGCTCCAGCCACCATAGCGACCAGCGTGGTGACGGTCTCCTCGTCCGGGACCGATGCCTTAGCCGCGCCTGCGAGCAGGCATGCGGACAGGATTGGAGCGATGATCAGAATAGGTAACCGTAGCGTCATCGGACTTATCTCCATCATCAGTATTCTGATGCACGACGAACTCCTGAACCTTCCCGATATGCGAGGTGTTCAGGATCATGTCGCCACGATCACGAAGCAGGCTCTCGCCGTTCGGTCCCTTCATCCTGTAGATGAGGCGAACAACGACGAATTCGTGATCGTTCAGCATGTCGCAGAATTCGCTCAGGCTCGGTGCCGTATGATCGACAGTAACCTGATGGACAGAATAGCCCTGAGCAGAGGGCATATTCATAGTGACAAGAAAGCGCATTTTAGTCTCCGTTTCTAAGAACAACTGTTCCGTCTAGTTTACGTTTCCATTTCGATTGCCTGCTCCCCGGAAGAGGGGATCGGCTGCGGGCAGCACCGATGTGTTTCGCCTGCTGCCGCTTGGCCTTGGCTATGCGCGGAACGTCAACCTTCGCTGTTTGTACACGATGGCATTTACGGTGTGCAACGAGCCAGTTTGACTCGTCATCCTTGCCGCCAATCTCCAGAGGGATCTCATGGGAAACGTCCCATTCCTCTCCGATCTGTACCTTGGCGCGGCAGAGATGACAGATGCCGTTGTGGCGCAGGAAGATTGCTGTCCGCGTCTTAGTGGACAGGTGCTTCCTCATTGCACGGTTTCTCCCCTTTTCCGCCAAAAATTCTCGGTGGCATTTGAATATTCTTCGCAAACAGTTAGCCAATGGGCTGCAAGTGAAGCAATGATTTCTGTTGCCTCATCCTTAGATGTTGCTTTTGCCAAAATTGATGCGGACATGATCTCTATCATTATATGAAATATTTGATCGTCCATTTCTAACAATAATATCCGATTATCCTCCTCCAACACTTCAGTAATCATTCCGTTGATTACTTCTGAGACAGGAAAGAATTTTTTCTTTGTCATAACTTCATCTCCGCTCTGCGGTTAGCTTCATGGGATTGCCATTCGGAGAACCTCATCCGAATGTATTCAAGTTGAACCTTGAGCATGGAGGCCCGCTCGCGAGCCTCCACCATCGACTTGATGTAGTCGCTCCATTCGGTCGAAGACTTCACGCGGGTCTCTGCACGGTTCACCGGCATGTCACCCTGCGATGAAATCATCTTGGCGAGGACTGCGCTTTTGCTTTCCTCCAGCATGTTCGCAGCAGCGTCTGCCTCAACCCACTTCTTGGCAATGATGCGAAACTCCTCGCTCAACATGATTTAATCCTCAGAAAGGAATATCATCATCAAGATCAGCAGCCTTGTTCTGAACAGGAGCCTCCTTGCGCTCTTCCTTCTCCTTGAAGGCAAATGAGAAGAACTTCTTCCCGCTCTGGGACTCCTTGACCCATCCGTTGATCCAGTAGTCCCTGCCTCCGATCATGCAGGAGCCGGTGTAATCGGGGCTGCGCTCGTTGTTCTTCCGCTCGTTGCGAAAGAGAGTGCCGCTGTTATCACGCTTCTCATATGCCATCGTCGTTCTCCTTGTAGATTTCATTGAGCTTGGAAATCTGAGCATCGATTTCGCCCAGAAATATCACGACCTCCTTCTCCAGATCGGAGATCATCTTATCGTCTCGCATGAGACGCTCGCAAAAGTATTGCAGGTGCTTTGGCATTCGGGGATCATAACTGACGTAGTCGCACCATGATGCCGTCGTGCAAGCCATCTGCCATTGCATCTGCGTGATGTACTTGGCCGGGATCTTCCTCGTCGTGAGCGTCTCGATATGCGTCGAGGTGTTGGGACACTTGATCTCAACCAGTCCCTCGACGCCGATCCTGCCGTCTGGGCTTGCACCAGACATCACGACCTTGGGATGCTGGACGAATCCGACCTCTTCCACGATCAGCCCGGTCTCATCCTCGTACCGGGCGCGCGCGAACGGCTCCTGCTCGATTCCCCATAGAATCGCAGCGTTCTGGAAACTTTCAACAGGCTTGCCGGTCAACCGCTCTACTACCAGTTCAGCGGCGTAGTTCGCCCTGCTGGCCGAGTAGCCGGTCTTCGTGCGAGCGACTACGTCCGCGACACGCGAGGCAGTCACCCGCCCCGCGCGCGCCGCGAACCATTCTGCGGTCCTCTGCTCCATCACTCGGCCTCCCCCTCTGGGTTTGAGCGATGGTAGTCTGCCGTCGCCGCGATCCCCTTCAGGATCTTGCGATCCTCCGGGGCGAGCGACGAGCGGTCGTTTTCGTGGAGGCTATCCCACCACTTCCGCAGTTCCTCAGTACCCTTCTCCGCAGCCTCGCGACCGGGGCGCATCAGGGCGGAAGGACTGCTCTTCGGCTGGCGGGGAGGAGCCGATCCGACCGCAGCGTTGCCGTCATCATCGTCCGCAGCCAGCGACAGGATCGCAGACAGGGCATAGCGACGCGCGTAGGTGATCGCAGAGCCGATGGACTGAACGTCGAGCGGCAGCGGATTGCCTTCCTTGTCGAACTTGCGACCGACAGGCAGGCTCAACGTGTTGCTGACGTATTCGCCGCTGCTGTGAGCCAACACCGTCTCGACCGAGACGAAATCCCCCTGCGTCGAAGCGAACTGCACAATTGACAGTCCGTTTGCAGCAAGAGGCTCGCGGATGACCTCTCGCAGAGCGTTCAGATCCGCGTAACGCGACTTGAAGTACGGATTCACGCTGCCCTTGCTAGCAGCGTCGATCTGCCCCTGCGCGACGGCAAGAGCAGCGGCAAGGTTGGCGATAGAAGCGGTGCAATGCATTTCAATTCTCCTTGATTGAACGAACGAAATTGATGAACTTTTCTTTCATTTTGTTTTCGTCTTCGTCCTCGTACTTGAGGACTCCGATCTTCCTATATCCATCGTCATATTCGTCTTCTGGTTTCCCTTGCTTCCATACGTTGTCGTTTTCGTCCCATGCATAATAGATCCCGTCTATCATGAAATTGAAAACGATCCCGTCGTCATCGAACGGATTGCGATCAGATGGACACGGTATCATAAACCCTCCTTGTCTAGCTTTTCGACGTATTGCTCGATCTCAGAGATCATCGCATCGATGACCTTGAGCTTGTTGATGTGTGCGTCCCGAGCGGCATGCCAGTCGGCTTTGGCCGGATAGTCGCGCCCGTGCGGCTCGCAATCCTCCAGCCAGCGGCGCGCCTCGCGCAGACCATGCAGCGCGTTGATCTGCTGGCCGATCAGCCGGGCGCGGCTGGTGCCATTTGTGTGGATGTGCGGCATGATCATGATGCTCACTCCTCCCCGCCAGCACGGTCACGGAGATCGTCAAGCACCCCAACGAGCGTCTCGCCAAAATCCTCTTCGAAGCGCGCGAGCAGGCCGCGCGCGTCATCCTGAGTGTACTCGCTGCCGCAGGAGCAGCCACGCTCTGTAACAGCGATGATCTCCGAAAGCCCCTTTCGGATCTGCTCGCGCAGCCGGGCGCGCACCATCCTGATGCGGTCCTGCGCTTCGATAGCGCAAGCCTTGTCATCTGCGACATGAGCGTGGAAGACGAACTGATCAGCCATCTCAATCTCCATCAGTAGAGCCGCCAATGGCAGCGGCATGGGCGTCGTGTAGCCTATGCGTTTAGTGCCGTCAAGCACTCTTTTACGCGGGCCTCGCGCATGGTAGGTCGGCATCATGACCAAGCAACGCATCTATCGCCGCCGCGACGCAGCCCTGCTCGATGCCATCGCAGCCATCGGCTCGCAGTCTGAACTGGCGCGCCAACTGGATATCTCGCGCGCAGCGGTTTGCCATTGGCAGCGTGTACCTCTGCGCCACTTGAGGCGCATCGCGGAACTGACCGGCATCCCGCGCGAGCGGCTGCGCCCGGACCTGTATGCATGAGATCCGCCTCCTGCTCCCGCTGCCGCCATCCGTCAACAGGCTCTGGCGAAGCGGTCGAGGCAGGATGTATCGCAGCGCAGAGTATTCCGCGTGGCGAAACGAAGCTGTGTGGTCAATCAAGGCTCAGGCGCGCGGCGCGCGGATCGATGGCGGGTACATCATCGACGTTGCGTTCCAGCGACCTGATCGACGCAGGCGCGATCTCGACAACCTGCTTAAGGCTCTGAGCGACGCTCTGGTGGATGCTGGAGTGCTTGCTGATGATTCCGACGCGCAGGAGATCCATCTGTGTTGGCGCGGCGAGGGCCGAGCCTGCGAGGTGATCTTGGCCCCTGCTGGCTAAGCCATTGATCTAGGCCAAATCTTTCTTGCAAAATAGTTGTTGACCTGCCCAGCGGGCATAGGCACTATGCGCCTCATCGGCACCGTTGTGGTGACCGAGATTGAAATAGGAGACTTGAGATGTCCAAGACCATCAACCTCGCCGACCGCTACGCGATCCTGAAGTCCGAGTCGGATCGCATCAATGCGGAACTCGATCTCGTCAAGACCGAGATCAAGGCGCTCGGCTGCGAGACGCTGGAGGGGACGCATGTCCTCGTCACGCTCTCGCTGAGCGAGCGCAAGAGCTTCGACGCCAAGGCGGCGCAGGCGTACCTCACCAAGGAGCAGGTCGCGGCCTGCACCAAGGTCTCGCAGGTCGAGACGATCAGGATCAAGCCCCGCGTGACGGTCGAGGCTTGACATGCCCGGCGGGCAGGAGTTAGTCTCCTGCCCGCTACTTCCTCAAACCCAAAGGAGACTTGAGATGCAGTTCATCAACCTCACGCCCCACATCATCACCATCCGCCGCACCGGCAAGCTGGCGGATGTCCTTCTGGATGACATCATCGTGCCGCCGAGCGGCACGGTCGCGCGCGTCGAGACGACCGAGACGCTCGTCTCGACCGTCGATGGCGTGCGCTTCATGCGTCGCAAGTTCGGGCGCATCCACGGCTTGCCGCGCCACGCGGACGGCACCGACAACACGACCGTCGCCGTCCTCGTCAGCAGCATGGTGCTGGCGGCGGTCCCCGGTCGTCCGAACACCTACGCGCCCGACAGCGGGCCGTCCGCGATCCGCGACACAGCGGGCAACGTCATCGCTGTGACCCAGCTCGTCGCGGCTTGACAAGCCCAGCGGGCAGGGTCCATGATCCTGCCCGCTACTTCCTTTCGATGGAGATAGACATGATCTACGTCACGACCGATCACAACACGTTCCGCTCGCAGAACCCACACGCTGCCGCGCGTGTCGCTCACGCATGGCGCAAGCTGGGCCGCGATCCTCTGATCGAGGTCGTCATCGGCGGCGGCGCGGCCCCGCTCCAGTTCCTCAAAGTCGAGGTTTCGCGGCTGGTGAGAGTCACCGCTGCGGCGATCCGCAACGCGCAGGAGCAGGAACTGTGAGCCGCGACGAGCGTATCGATCTCTGGATCGTCATCGTCGGTCTCGCTGCTGGCTGGGGCTTCCTGCTTGCGGAGGTGCTGCTATGACCGACCTTCCGCGCCACATTGCCGACCTGTGCGGCGTTGTCCTTGACGCGCCGCGCGCGCGGCCGCAACGTATACAACCCTCAACGCGCGTCGAGGAGGAGGATGACATCACGACGATCTACCTCGACAATCGCCCAATCGGCTGGGTTACGCGAATTCGCCGGGGAGAATATCTGGCCCGCACGATCCGGGGTCAGCGCATCTCGACCAATAGCAAGCAACTCGCAATCAATTTCCTGCATGAGGAGAATCAATAATGTCCTACGATGTCCACCTGCTCGACTTCAATCGTCATGACGCGCGGCAGACCGCTCACGATAATCAGCAACTCCTGAACGATGTCACGGATACCATCAATCCCGTGTACGATCTCCTGACGGAGGCCCGCAATTACCTCGCGTCAGATAACTCTGCGGAGGGTCGTCGCATCGCGCAGGAGATCGAAAAGATCCTGCCGTCCATTCTCTCCATCTGTGACAGGGTCTGATAATGGCATACATTTCTGGACAGGCCGCGCGGGAGGAATTCCGCGCGCGCCTTTTCGCCCTCGACCTGCTCGACCGGGAGGCTGCTCAGGCGCTCGGAGTTCACGACCGGACGTTGTACAAGTGGCTCTCTGGACAGCGTCGCATCCCCATCTCAGCGGTACGCCTGCTCGACATGATGATCCTCCAGAAGCGTCATGCTGCGATGCAGCAATCTGTCCTTGTTGCACCGCAGCAGGAGCCTGTTGTGCAGCGCACAATCGGGAAGGCTGGTGGAGAGGGGGGAAGGGGGAAGGAGGGGGACTATAGGGGGAGGATGGGGGAAGGGGGGTGAGGTTCTTGATTGTTATTTCCCCGCCAAGGAAGGATCTATCACCTGTTCATGTATATACCTGTTACTACAGGTACAGGTTATAGACGGGCTGTTACTAAATTCTACGGAGCTAACTATGCAATTGCGTGATTACCAGATTAGTGCGATCGAAAGTTTGCGGAGTAGTCTAGCTACAGGACACAAGCGTCCTGTTGTTGCGCTGCCTACTGGCGCGGGCAAGACCGTGATCGCAGCCTCGATTATCCGCATGGCTCGGGAAAAGAATCGGCGTGTTGCTTTTGTCGTGCCGTCGCTGACCCTGATCGACCAGACCGTCGCTCGATTTGAATCGAATGGCATTTGGGAGATCGGCGTCATGCAGGCGATGCACGAAATGACCGACCCGAATATGCCGGTGCAGGTTTGCTCGATCCAGACGCTTGCGCGCCGAAAGGTGCCGGATGTCGATATCGTGATCGTGGACGAGTGCCACGTTCAATTCAAATTCCTGATCGAGTGGATGGGGCGCGAGGAATGGAAGAACATCCCGTTCGTCGGATTGTCTGCGACGCCTTGGGCGCGCGGCATGGGCAAGGTCTGGGATGATTTGATCATTGCCACGACGACGGAGGAACTGATCCGCATCGGTCACCTGTCGCCGTTTCGCTGCTACGCGCCCGCGCATCCCGATCTCAGCGGAGTGAAAACCGTTGCCGGTGATTTCGATTTGAAGGGTTTGAGCGAGGCGATGCAGCGTGGCGCTCTGGTCGCGGATATCGTTTCGACATGGATGCAGCGAGGCGAGGATCGACCGACCGTGTGCTTCGCGGTGGATCGGCTGCATGCGAAGAACATCTGCGACCGCTTTGTCGAATCGAAGGTCGCGGCGGAATACATGGATGCGTTCACTCCGATGGAGGAGCGCAACCAGATTATCCGTCGCTTCTCTGGCGGGGAGACGAAGATCCTCTGCAACGTCGGTGTTCTCACGACAGGCTTCGACGCTGACGTTCGTTCCATCATTCTCGCTCGCCCGACCAAGAGCGAAATGCTCTACGTTCAAATGATTGGTCGAGGGCTGCGAACTGCCGAGGGCAAAGACCATTGCCTGATCCTCGACCATTCCGACACGACCGTGCGGCTGGGCTTCGTGACGGATATTCGCCACGACGTTCTCGACGACGGGGTCGCGAACAAAACAGCGAAGCCTCGCGATGCGGTGCCGCTTCCGAAGGAATGCCCGAAATGCACGTTCCTGATGCCGCCTCGCACGAAGGTCTGTCCTGCCTGCGGGCATGAGCGCAAAGCTTTGAGCGGCGTCGAGGAGGTTTCTGGTGATCTGGTCGAGCTTACGCCGCGCAGGACCGTGAAGGCGGCACAATGGACGATGGGCCAGAAGCAGGCATTCTTTTCGGAGCTACTGCTGCACAGCAATTTGCGCGGCTACAAGCCGGGCTGGGCGTCGTGGACGTACAAGGATCGGCTCGGCGTCTGGCCGGATCGCTCGCTCGCGAAAATACAGGCGCAGAGCATTTCGGCTGAGACGGAGTCGTGGATCAGGCACCGGAATATCGTGAGGTCCAAGCGCAAGAACCGCGAGAACCGGGAGAATAGAAATGTCGGATGAAGTGCCGATCAAGGAAATGGCGCGCGGGCATTGGTCCTACCTGCTGCCCCGCCTTGGCGTCCCGGTCGAAGCCCTCAACCGCAAGCACGGTCCCTGCCCGGCGTGCGGCGGCACGGATCGGTACCGCTGGGACGACCAGAACTCAACCGGAGGTTACATCTGCTCGGTCTGCGGGGCAGGTGACGGGTTCATGCTCGCTCAGGCTGTGACCGGCAAGTCGTTCGGAGTCCTAGCCAAGGAGGTCCGGGGCCTGCTCCGGGATGCCCCTCCCCCCTCACAGACGAACGGCAGGGTGACCACTCCCGATAGACATGCCCTCAATCGCGTTTGGAGGGGGTCTACAGCGCCGGAAGCAGGCTCGCCCACCTCCACCTACCTCTCGACCCGTTTGGGCCGTTTCTGGGCCTCGCAGGCGATCCGGCAGCACCCGTCACTCCATCACCCGGACGCTGACCAAGCATACCCTGCGATGGTAGCTATGGTTAGTTCACCTAACGGTCAGGCCGCGAGCCTGCATATGACGTACCTTGATCCCTCTGGCGCGTCGAAGGCCCCGGTCGATCCTGCGCGGCGGCTGGCGGCAGGCAAGATCCTCGACGGATCGGCTGTGAGGCTCTGGCCTGCGCGAGCGGTGATGGGCGTCGCGGAGGGAATCGAGACTGCCATGTCGGCAGCGATCATCTACAAAATGCCGGTCTGGGCCTGCCTGTCGGCGGCGATGCTCGCGAAATGGGAGCCTCCCGCTGAGGCGCAGGAGATCGCGATATTCGCGGATAATGACCGGAGCTATGCCGGTCAGGCTGCTGGGTATCGGCTGGCGCAGCGGATCGTGGCGAGCGGCAGGAAGGCAACGGTTTTCGTCCCCGACATTCCGGGGACGGATTACAACGATGTTCTGCTGGCCCAGAAAAGCTAAGAGGGCCTTTCGGCCCCCCGCTCCTTCAAATGATGCTTTGTTCTTCCCTCGCCTTTTTGAGGTAGTATTTTGCGCGCCATTCCATTCCGCCACCGCGATAGACGCGCCCCGAGTAGCAGGCCGCGAATTGCCTGCCCCGCTCATAGTCGAGCGACGCTTGGGAGTTGGTTATCTCGCGCCAGCCCGCGCCAGCCCGATAGTCCGCGACGCCAAGGCGGAAATGTTCGCGCCTCGCGACTTCGTAGATGTTGATCGTCCGGGCAACTTTGAAGTTATTGATCGACATATCAAGTCTCCTCTGAATGAAGTAGTGGCGGGCAGGAGCGCACCCCCGCCCGCCGGGCAGGTCAAGCGACCTTTGGCCGCTTGATCACGGTCTGCCGGACGCCCTCACGCTCGCCATGCTCCGCGACGGTCGCGACCAGCGAGAGGTTCGCGCCCTTCTCGCCAAGCTCCTTCGACCCCTTGTAGACGATCACGTTGCCCTGCTGATCATCCATGACATGGATGAACAGCATCCCGAAGGCGCTCTCAAAGCCCTTCACGAAGCGGATCGTGACGTTGAACGAGTGGCGATCCCCGATGACGCCGACATGCTGGCTTCCGCCATGCCGCGCCATGTAATCGGCCTGCCGCTGCGCGCGCGCGTCGATCTGGCCGAGGAGCTTCCGAACGAAGCCGGTCTGAGCCTCGCTGATCGAGCCGTAGCGAACCAGCTTGCTGACGATATCGCAGATGGTCGCCTCTTCATACTTGTAGCCGCGACGGACCTGCTCGTCCGTCTCCTGCGCGATTGCCCAAGCCTGCTCCAGCCCGGCCTCGCGGAGGAGTGCCTGCGCCCGGAGCTTGCCCGCGCGCGCGAGACGGAGAGCCTCGGCCTCGGTACGCGCGCGGCGGAAGAGGCTATCGACCCCCATTTCGACCTTGGCCGCGCAATCTTGTCCCATGCGAACGTACACGTTCGACGCCGGATGGTAAAAGACTGCGGTGGTCAATGCATTGCTGTTGCCGCAAACCATGCAGACGCCCCCGTGCGAGTGCTGGCTGAACTGCGCTCCGGGATGGCAGGACATATGGCTGTCGAAGTCAGCCTGAGCCTGCGCCTGAAGCCAGCCCGCCTCGACCGCGTCGAGGTCGTGCTGGAAGATCGCCACGAATTCATAGTCCTCGGGGCGGATCGCGGAGGGACGGTGCGCGTCGGTGCGAGTGGTCATGTCGATCTCCATCAATGAGGTAGTGAGGCCAGTATGCCCCTGCCCGCGGGGCAGGTCAAGGGGCAAAAAAAGACCCCGCCGGATCGCTCTGGCGGGGCCTGATAGGCTCAGTACGCCAGCCCGGCTTCTCGCCGCTCCTCCGCTGCCCGCTGGCCCTCGATCCCCTGAGAAACATAGGCGTCCGAACCATAGGCCGGATCGATCTCGGACCAATGGTCGAGGTTGAGACGCCTGCCGCTCCGGTGCGCGGCCTCGATCCGGTCGAGCAGCCTCTGAGCGTCGTGCTGCGCGGAGAACGACTTCTCATGCTGCCAGCGACGCCCGCAGGGCTTCTCAGCCCATACGACCCATCGCTCCGCGTAGATCTCGCCGCGCGGGTTAGACATGTCTGCCATCTCGGGGTTGTAGCCGACGCGCGCGATGTAGGACGAGAGGGTGAATTCCATGTCGATCTCCATCCGATGAAGCGGGCGAGGACCATCCCCGCCCGCGCGTGAGCCTCAGAAGTGCGGATCGCGATACTCCTCGCGATGCCCGATCAGGAGGCCGCAGCCGCCTCCCTGCGCGCGCCAGCCACGCTTGCCGAGCCTGTAGGTCTCGACCGAGCCATTCGGGTCGCGGCTGTACTCATAGCTCTGAGCCTCGGTGAACGCGCCGTTATTGTCGGAGCGGCGGCTGCGATCACGCTGGACGCGCACCAGCTTGCGGCTCTTGCTGACGTAGATGATCGTCGCTGCGTAGCGGTCGCTCCACGCGAGGATGGTCACGCCCATGCCGACCGCGGGGAGCGGCCCTATCTCTCGCGCCGCAATGTGATTGATGAGGGATCCGGTTTCGGTGCCGAGCTTCATTTCAAGTCTCCTTTTGAAGAAGTAGCGGGCAGGAGCGTACCCCTGCCCGCCGGGCAGGTCAACAGGAAAGATGCAGCCAAAATCAATGGGTTAGAAGATTTCTCGCGGAAACCCTTGGCAAGGTCAGGCTCTCGCTGTAGGTAGCGATCATGGCTCTGACGCTGCTCCTGATCGCATTGTGCTTGCCTCTGGCTCCTCTCCTGTGGCAGGCGGCATGGATCATCCTGCGCGACAGAGCAGAGCAGCAGGACAGGGGGATCTGATGGCTGCTGCTGCTGACGAGCGGGATACGTCGCTGCCTGCGGATGCTGCTGCGGGAGGGACAGCGAACGTCGCAATGCCTGCGCGATCTGGGACAAGCCGTGACGCCCGGACCAAGCCACTTGAGCCTCAAGCTCCTCGCATCAGCAAGCCGCGCCAGAAGCGGACACGCGCTAGTGTGGATCGTGAGGCTGGTGCGGATTCTGCTGGCGCGGGGAAGCGTCGCGGACGCTACAGCGCACCTCGCACCTATCCAGATGATGCACAGAACCTCCTAGGCGTCTCTCAGCTTGAGATAGATCGAGTAGCGTCTCTTCCTGACCTAGACCTGTTCAAGCGTCCTGTTGGTCGTCCATCCCTCTATCATCCATCAATGTGTGAGCAAGCCATTAGGCTCGGAGAGAACGGGAACAGTCTCACGCAGATCGCTGTTAAGCTTGGGATTGACAAGGTGACTTTGCTCACTTGGGCAGAGCTACATCCTGAATTCTCTACCGCTTTGAAGGTTGCACAAGATGCAGCTAAAGCATGGTGGGAGGATATGGGCATGATCGGGCTTGTGTCTGAGAAGTTCAATGCAGGTGTATGGTCCAAGAGCATGTCTGCTCGCTTTCGTGATGAGTACACAGAGCGCAGGCAGACTGAGATTGCAGGCACTATCATCGAAAAGCGCGAGCTAACGATCAATGCGAGGAGCCTTGAGCCTGATGCGCGAGAGGCTCTGAAGCAGGCTCTGCTGAGCGTGAAGCGGGCTGTTGATGGAGACGATGCGTGATCAAGCACGGCTGGCATTGGGAGTTCGGCTGGTTGAGGCGCGTTGAGTTGGATAGTCACAACCCTCGACGTTATGCGTACGAGATGCCATGCGGGTCGATCACTTACTCGTCCGATCCCTTCCACATCACCGGTGCCTATCTGGTTGTCGAGGGAAGTTGCATTTCGTCTAGGCGCGTCAAGTTCGCGCGGGGGAAGAGCGATGCGGACGGACCGCGACCTGTTGCTCGATGATGTTGTGCGGCTACGCAGGCAGGTTGATGCCCTGCGAAGTATTGTGAAGTTGGGGCTTGACTACGCTCTACACGATGCGATAGACCGCGAGTATCGCAGCTCCACAACGGCTGCTGCGGCCAACAGCGCGAGGGCTTCGTTTGAAGCGAAGGCTCGTCGCATTTTGCGAGAGGACTACTGTCATGTCGAAGAAGTTCAAGATTGAGAATGGCATCGAGATGCCTGCGCCGCGCGTCCGTGGCTCGCAGGAGGCTCTGGTCGAGGCGCTGGCGTCGCTGGACGTTGGTCAGAGCATCTTCGTGCCGCTCGACTCCTGCAAGACGCCTGCGGCTTACGTCACGAAGGTCGCCAAGGCGTCTGGCGCGAAGTTCACCGCGCGCAAGGCCGAGCAGAAGGACGTTCTGGGTCATCGCATCTGGCGCTTCGCCTGAGCGTCGAGAAGGACGGGGAGTGGCTTCGGCCCTCCCCGTTTTTGTCGAGGACTGTTTATCTTTGGATAGGTGATACATGAAGACCAGCGTTCATCTGGACAGGCACAAGACCGACTTTGGATACGATTTCTTTGGCGGTGAATCTTTCAAGGGCGCTCCTCGTCCTAATTTCTTCATTCTGCGCGTCAACCAACTCAACATCTTCCTCTCGCCTGAGCAGATGATCAAGCTTGCGAGTGTTGTGAATGAAGCTGTGAAGGAGATTGAGTCGTGAGCGACTTCTCTCAACTGATGATCGATGCGGAGGCCAAGCCATGAAGTACTGCCCCGAGCTTTCCCCGCAGCGCAAGGCGCAGCTAGA